GCACCATGCAAAATTAATATTGACCAAAATTTCTCTCTGTGATCATCTGAACAATAGTGGTTAAAGACCAAAATTTATCAAACTCATCATCCAAACTCGATATATCGTTCAACAATTGGGAAACAGATGTGAAACCAGCTTTAGAATCGGTCACATACCTATCCTTAAGTGATTTTGGGAGTAATATTTTCACCATTGTTTGACCTGCTAAGCTAGTGTACACTCTCTTAACAGAGTTACTTGTGTAAGAGCTAGTTATTGAATGCATGTCTGGGAAATATTCATCTGGCTCTTCATATTGATCAGCCCATTCATCCTCAGATTCTGAACCTTCAGTTCCTGGATCTTTTCCTGGCTCTTTTAGTTCATCAGCAAACACATCTATGTCATTGAATAATTCTTCTGGTATGTCATGATCTGTCATGCCTTCTACAGTCTCAAAAAATGCATCTTTCAAAAGGACATCTTTATATTCTGATTTTTCGATAGTCTCAGACTCTATTTGATCATTGTAAGGTTTCATCATTCTAAACTCTGTTTTTGTAGAGTACTCTGAACTCATATCTTGCAATCTAATTTTGTCTGTATTTGATATGAGCACCTCTGTGTCACTGCATTGCAAGGTGACAATTTTTGACTCTAGAATCTCTCCACTGTAAAGGGGTTGTAGAATTGGACCTTTTGTTCTATCATCTGGATTTATGGATTTTAGAAAAGTTATTCCCCGAGAGTTCACAATCCGCACCACACCTGTTCTTTCAGTATGATATTCATACTCATCGCTCTTGGTATCTCCTGATCTCATGGTATCTCCGAATACTGAGACAATGTGTTTGTATTTGTCCCCATTTCTAATTATCAAGTCAGACCACTCCACGTTGTCGTCTCTGTTGAGCTCTGGCCTATAGTAGATATCAAGTCGGCCTCCTGCTATTGTGTATTGAACTTCCCTTTTCAACTTTGATAAAAGCTCCATGTTCACAACCAATTTATGCTTGGTCTTGGATTGAAAATTCAAAAGACTCATTATCAACAATTTCCTCTCGGAAGGATCATGATGAGCCCAGTTGTTGTTAATGTAACTTATGATGCTTGTAATATCAACTGATGATGATTGTCTAGAGTCATCATGAAACAAGTCAGAGGTGTGTGATGATGATGGATTGTATCTCAGAATTCTGGTATTCAAACATCTTATAAAGTAGTTTGTTGGATCAGCTGACATGTTGTCTGGGCCCCGTTCTGTGTAATATTGCGCTTTTGCTCCCTCTATCAGGTTGGATTTGATTATAGCATCAACTATGTCTTCTGTGTCATCATTTGGAATGTTGCTAAGTTTGAATTTTTGTTTTTTTGATGTCACTTTGTCAATCTTGCCCAGTACCATTATCTTATTCATTGCATACAATCTCAGTGGCATATCACTTGTTCCTCCAAGAACTCTCGGCAAGATCTTGCTCAAGAATTCATTCTTCATATGAGTTTTCCCTTCATGTGTCATAAAGTTACAACTATGTCTCCTGGTTTCTAATCTTCTTGCTAATGGTACTATTGAATCTATATAAACATTCTCTAGATAAGTTTGTAACCTGCCCTTCACTGACATGTCTCTTATATGTGAAGCTGATATTGGATCTAAGTATTTCTCTAAATTCACACTGTCTGAAGTTCTCATGGTATTTATGTCCATTCTGCTATAATGGTCTTTTTCTCCAACATTTTTAATCAACCATGTCTTGTATGGCCCCGGTCTAATTCTGAAAACTTCTGATGCCAAAGGACATTGCACCTGTGAAAACCTCAATCCATTTTCCTTCCTATCCACTGATGATTGTTCTCTTTGATCATTTGCTAGTAGGAAGCTTATAGGTGATCTGACTCCATTTAGGACAGGCAGGAAACATGATTCCGGTAGTTCTGATAAGAACTTTGACAGTCCCAAACTTCTGGCGCTCCTCTTCTTATGTTTGTTGTACAGAGTTGATTTAGAGAGAGTGACATCAAGATCTATATTGTATTCCTCATATTTTTCTGTTTCAGATATTATTGATGTGACATTTGGCATTGATGAGACAAGTGAATAATTAGAACATCTCACATCCGAAACTGGATCTAAACTACATGAAAGAGGGTCAATCTTTGTCAATCCTCCAATCTCCAATGGCAACTTGAATAATCTCTTTCTATCTGACAAAAATAGTTCAACCAATTGGAATTGTTGTAGATACAGAGATTTATTTAAAATATCCACCCAAAAAGACCCAAGTAGACTACCTTCCCTTCGTAGATATTCAGTGGCCTGTGTCTCACACCTGACAGTTGCTTCTAGTATGTCATAATTCTGACTGTACTCTACAAAGCTTAATCTTGACTTAACATCAGCATTGTACTCACCTCCTTTGGTTAAGAATATAGAATTAAATTCACAGACATGTTGAGAGTATGTTGATTTGTATTCGTTCCTCTTTATCCCACAGAGACCACTCACAGTATTAATATATGTGTCATCTATTTTCATGGCTAGAGTTGCACTAAGTTTTTCAGGATTGAATGAAATAGCTCTTACTACATCATCAGAAGTGGCATGACTTTCAATCATTATTTCAGAACTGTACTCCGATTTATGCAATATTTTTATGAGAGAAGTGGATAATCTCAAGCAATCAGAAGCTAATATGCTCGAGGTATTCCCAAGAACTCCTTGGAACATGCCTTCTGGACTGTGCATAACTCTGTTCTCGTGGTCAATCGGTGAACTTCTATCATTTAGATAGTTAATCATCTTTGTTACCTGATTGTTTGGACTTCCCACTTTTTCAATAATTCTTATCAATCCATCAGGAAATTTTATCATCTTCTTTGTGAAGAGTTTCAGTTGATGCCTCAGGATCATTCTAAGTACAGGGTTACTCATTCTAGAACCAAGAACAAGATACAAAACATAACTTAGTTGAGATGGTCCCCACTTTGAGCAATCAGCATTATCAAAAAAATAACCCCTCTCTGCGGTGAATTTTTTGTGCATTATTTTTACTATAGAGTCCTTGTCCTTTCTCTCTATCAAGTTCGTTGAGTCCAAGTTTTTATGTTCAACAGCTCGCTGAAGTCTAGCAATTGATTCTATAAAATAAGATGATATTCGCATTGGAGAATTTAGGATTGCTATCTCTCTTGGTCCTATCTCTCCCTTTGGAAACATCCTTGCAACAAATGGATAATTATTTTTTGAATTATACAATAATATTGGCATCAAACTGGTTGGCATTGATAATAGAGTCTTGGGTTCATAATAATTCATTGAGCTAGAAGAAGTCATAAAAGCTTCCATGTTCTCCATTGTTGTTACATAGCATTTTGATGACTGATTGCCCGATATCTTCTTGCCATCATGCTCAGATCTTTGAATGAATCCACCCTTTGCTGAGGTAGATCCCTTGTTGTTCATGACCTCAGCAATATTCAATCTGAATATAGATGAATCCATGTCATATTTCTTTCTAATCACCTCACTGAATGACCCTTCTCTGTTCAATTCACTGTTCAACACTGATAAAGCTACAACCATGATGTTAGGTTTATATAGCCCATAACCATCAACTTCCAGATTCATAATTTCAACATCAAAGTCAACAATTTCATTATTAGCTGACTGCCGCAATATTCTGTCCTTTTCAGAAAGGAATCTCTCATGAGCATCTAATGATTTCCTGAGCACCAATGTCTCATCTAGCAATTTGTTGTTTCTCTCCATAGTCAACAATCTACATATATACAAAGAATTGTATACATTTTGCTCAGATGGTATGCTGTTCTGTTCATGTGGAAATGCTATGTTCCAATTTGAAAATCTTTCGGTACCTAACTGTGTTCTTGTCTCTGTCCTGGTGGTGTAATTTGTTAACATTTCTGCTTTCAGGTTGCTATTGGATAAGAGCTTCACACAAGAAAATGTTTTTATTGCTCTTAAGAATATCAGCTTCTCAATATGTGAAGAGGGCTTGTAAAAACCATCCTTATGAAATTCGAATGATTTGAATAAGCCTCTCATGCTCTTTTTCACTCCTGTTGAGTTCACAAATAAATACCTAATGCACTCTGAAGCTTGTGAAAACCCTGATCTATTTATCAGCATTATCATAGCTATTTCATAGGTTGATGTTGGTTTTGCAGTGTTGGCAAGAGATGTTTCAAAATACTGGCTAGAATAAGATAGGTATTTCATGTATACTGTGGACATCCAATTCAACATGGGGGGTGACATGTTAAACCAGTCTGTGCTCATACATGTCCTTAAATTCTTTATTAGAAAACCATTGTCTGATTGTAGACATCCATGAATGCAGCAAGCTGTATCATTGAGTTCAGATGTGGAAAATGTCAAAGTGTTAAACGATATGGCACATCTGTCTGAGATGTTTGAAAAGAACACACTGTGTCCTTTCCTTGATTTTGCCACCTTTGAGCTCATTAGTATTGATTGAGCGACTTCCTGGTGTATTGACATGAGGTGTGATATTTTCTTGTCAGAAATTTCTTTGTGAGTCTTTCTCATTTGTTCAAGAATATATTTTTTTGTGTTAGGCTTCCCTCTAGAATTCACCCTTTCTTCCACATTTGGCATTATTTCCTCTATTAGTGACTCGACTATCTTGTCATTTATCGACCTGTCATAGGATACTCCATCGAGAAATGACTTTGAATCGACCAGTCTTTCTTCTAATTCAACATGACTGAGAACCGAACCATTACCATAATTGTTAGAATACATTTCTGTTGTTGTCATTGTGATACTGAAAGCATTCAGTCTCTTACCATCTCTTAGAAGCCTTTTTAACACTCTGCCCTCATATAGATCATAATCCAGACAATCTGAATAGCTTGAATCTATAAGTACAGTGTCAACATCATCTGACAAGTATTTGAGAAATACTGTAGAGTTCTCTGATTTATCTATAATCAGTCTGGCTCTGTCTTTCACGGGCTCATTCTTCTTTTTGCTAGAACCAATGATCAAGGGAATTGGACTCAAGTACTTTGTTTCATAAGATCCCATCTCTTCATAATAATCTCCACACAACTCCTCTCCCATAAGAGATGGTATGTTTCCTCTGATCCTGTTAAATTCAACAGATGAATACGGAGTATTCTCAGACACCACAAGTTTCAGTGACTGTAGATATCTACCGACCTCTTGTTTTGTGAGCTTAGCTGTTTTTAAATCTGATTCAATTTCACTTATGGAAGTGCTTAAATTGTTCAAATATATTGCAATGTCATCTTTAGTCTTTGAGCCCATCCAATCTATGATCTTGTCTACATTATCAAATTCTTTGTCAAATTCACAGCTGACATCAGGTAAAACTAGATTGAGTTCAAAGAGAAACTCTCTGGAAGGTCCAGTGACTACCCTACTTTCGTGATCAAAAGGAAGACTGCTCAATATACTCTGTTTCTTTTCATCTGTGGTTGTGTGATAAGAGTCAGTGATTGTAGTCTTGTAGTCAAAGGCAGTCAGAACTAAGGATTTCCTCATGAGACCGTCAACATCAGACACAATTCTGACGTTGTTAACATCACAACCTTCAATTAATAAGATCTCATAACCACTGCTTATAGAATCCAGACAATAGTTAAGTAAACCACTGAGGTGTCTGATGGAAGTATTGGCTTGTATTCCCCATATTGATATTTTGCTTGTCATTTCACCAAAGATTCTGTAAAAATCTAGAAGCTGTTCAATGCTAACATCATCTTTAAATATCAAGTCTATGGTGTCTCTCAAGAACAATATTCTATCTGCTGTGTACGGAATTAGTTCAGTGAATACACTCTGTTCAAAATTTTCTTGCATGTTTGCC